GTTCAGAGACTTTCGTTCCTTTTCGATCTGAGTTATTTGTTGGCTCAGATGTTGGTAATGGTTTATCGCCATTGTCTACCTCTTTTATTCTAGCGAATTCAAAGCTAACAGTTTTACCATCAACTTCGTATGTTGCTGCATCGCTAGGTATAGTTTGTTTTGCAGCATCAGAAACAGAATTAAAAACTTCACTTGCGGTAAAGTTTGCACTTCCATTCCAGAATTTTTCAATCTTCTTGTTCATTTGGATAATCTCGTTCTAAAATTATTTTGCAGTAATGGATTATTTTTTTAATATCTTCAGATTTATTTTTATTTTGATGTCTGCACGCTAATTTTACAATATTTCCTTCAGCAAACAAGAGTTTATTCTCACATATAAAATATGCTGGGGATACTTTTAAATCTTTATAATGAGATCCGCCTACTTGTTCAGACAAACATTCATAATTAAATTCTTTAAACATATCTTCGTGGGTCATTGTTTTATTATCTGTATGCTCCTTGCTTTTCCTGGTAATTTTTTTATCCATTTTCTATCTTCTAATTGACTTACTCTTTCTTTAATCGAATTTTTTGATTTTAAACCTACCGCCACCTTCATTTCATCGTAAGATGGCGATATGTTATTTTTTGCAATATAGTTTTTTATAAACTTAAAAAGTTTTAGTTGCTTTGCAGTTAAACCATATTGATCCATATTTGATTACCAGGGAGCTTCTTCAATAGGTGGAGAGGCTGGTTGAGCTGCGGCTCCGTTACCAGTTCCCGTTTTCTTGATAGTAATCTTTAAAGATTTATCTTCCTGTATATAAGCAGATGCCTCCATCCAAACACCATCTATAGTAAAATTTTTTCTATAAGGTTTATTGGTTTTAGCATTTACTTTTTCGCTATCTGTTAAGACTAGATCTGGTCTATTGCTAGTAGATGGATCTTTCGGATCTTTGTCTGCGTTACGTTTCAAACTAAATGTTGCCACCCAGTTTGGATCTTGTGGTTTCTTAAAATCAGCCATATATATTTATCCTTTGGTTAATTGCTGTTTTCTATCTACAAAGGCTTTTTTTAATTCTTCAAACCTAGGTAAATTTTGTGTTTTAAGTTGCGTTAAAAATTTTTTATTTTGACTTTTAAGCTGCTCTAAATTTGCCTGGTGGGTTACAGTTTTTACTCTTTCTAAAATTACATCTACATGATCTAATTTAATCCCTGAGTTTTCATTATTATTTTTTTTCTCATTTGGCATTTCTTCGTCTGAATAGACGTTGCCGTGAATACCTAATGCTTTTAATATAGCTCTATCAACTGCTCGTTTTTCTGCTATTGATACTGGATAAGGAAACTGGTTATTTTTAGGAGAGGCTTCTCCAAGTGTTGTAAATTTTTTAGTTTTATATAGCGCAGCTGCTTTAACAACTGCTATGTCTTTATCTAAATTACAATGTACTAGATCTATGTTGGTTTCAATATTGTAATGTTGGGCCAATCCTTCTACTTCCAAATGTTTTATAATCCATTTGCCAGGCTTAAACTCCCACATTCCACCATTTGCTTTTAATTTTTCTGTGTAAGCTGTAAGTGATATTAAATTTATGACGTTACCCATGCAGCTCCTTCGCATAGCCAGAGCTTGAATGAAGGTAAAAGAATACTGCTGTATTAAAACCTTTATCGTGCATCGCTACACGACTACTCTGGCTATATTTAACAAAACCTATCAACACAAAGAGGAAGATAAAAACAATTATTCCAAGGAGCAATCGATGTTTATTATTGTTTTTTTTTGGTTCTGCTAAATTCTTTTTCAACAGCCACGGCTGCACATTTAAAACTGATATATTTTGTTTCATTCTAAACCCCATAGTTTCATTGCAATTTCTTTATGCTCTCCCATACCTTTCCAAAAAAAGTGGTTGAAGTCTGGAGCAATATCTTGATGCCAAGTAGTTTTACCAGCGTGATTAGACATCACTCTTTCTCTACGCCTGGCTACCATGGTTAATTTATTAAGATGTTTTTTTAAATTTTCTGGTTTTAAATCATCGCAATTATCTGGACTATAAATTTTATATTCTTCCTCATTCATAACGAACAAGTGTGGTTTCTTTTTTTCGTTATTTGCAAAATAATAAAACGCCACCTGGCTAACGTGTTCTTCCCATCCAAGATAACCTTCATCTAGTTTAGGTAATGAATAGTTTGATGTACCATCTTTTCTGGGTCTGTTTTTTTTTCTATGTTTTGTTTTCATTTCAACAAAATTTTTTTCATCTTCAAAATCTATTCTGCCGATTGTAGGTAAGATGCAGCCATCAAAAGTTAGATCTACAGATCTTTCACATTCAATAGGGGAGGTTAAATTAATTTCTCTTAATCCAGCTTTTAAAGTTTGAAATGATTTTGCTAAACCTAGTCTACCGACATCGTGTTGAGCCTTGTCTAATTCATCAACTGGTTCGTAAGAATTATATTTTTCTAAAATTTTATCAAAAATTTTTCTTTGTGGTGGGATCTCTACTTTACATAAACCTTTTCCAATTTTACTTTCCCATAAATATTTTCCAAAAGTTAAAATACCCATGTCGCCAAGGCATACACCAGCAAACATTTTAGAATTAATTGGCAGCTTGCGTCTTTGTTCTTGTGTAAGATATAAATATTTATAACTCCACATATCGTCTGCTGCATTAAGTTGGGAAGGCGAGTGATGATTTATTTTATATAACTCTACCCACTCTGGCAGATCTTTAATGTTGTCTAAAAAATCGTCTGTAACTTTTTTTGCTAACGCTGCATCTTTTGTAATCATAAAACAAATCAAATACTTAATTAGAACAATCAGTAAACATTATGAGCTTACTGTCAATAACAGATATGTATTTATGTCAACTGGGGGTGGGAATATGTTTATTTAGCGTGATTTATAATCAACTCTGGGTCGTATTTAGCTTTAACTGGCGCTGCAATTTCAAAATCATCATAACTTAAATTATCACATAATGGGTTTAATAATTCATTTGTGTAACTATTTACAATACATAATTTTCCATTTCCACAACCTTTTAATAAAGCAATTAATGGATGCCAAACTTTAGTTTTTCCAATAACTTCAGATGTTTCTAATTTGTGATGATTAGCTTTTTTAAATGAAGCACTTGCAGTTATATAGCAAATTTGATTAACACAATTTTTATTAATTTTTTTATTTTTTTTAATATCAAACAACCAAATTTCTCCATCGGAAGGTGTACCAGGTGCATCCATTTGAACAGCTCTAACTTGTTCGTTATAAAATTCAAAAGGTATTTTAATTTTTGTATGTTCTTCTTTTGGAATATCTGTTGTTAATCCATCCCAAGAACATTTTTTATCTAAAGTAACAAGTACACTTGGTTGATAAATATCTACTGGATGACAACCTAAAACAGCTGCTATTTTTTCTGCATTATCCCAAGATATTTCACGGCTATTTTTTACCCAACGATTAACAGTAGTTTTATCTCTACCTAAAGTGTTAGCTAATTCTAATTGTGATGAACCTTTTTCATCTAATAATTTTTTTAACAATGCCATTGTATGCGTTTTGTGTACCTGGTTACTTTTTTTATTATCTACGATATGTAGATCTGATTTTCTTATTGTCATATTGGCAACTATACGTCAATAGGTATATATTTGTCAACAGTTTACAAAAATATAATAGTTATTTCCTAATAAGTAATTAATGGTTGTATTTTATAGGTATTTATACCTTATTATCCACATCTTACATATGCACATTTGTTGACGATATGACATTAAATCCATATACGGAAAATAATTATGCAATTAGAAGAATTTAGAAAATCAAAAAATTTATCACATAAAAAATTAGCTGATCTACTCGGCATTACTGGCACATCGCCTGGCTCTACTGTTTTTCGTTGGTGCAACAAAGAGAGAATACCGAGGCCAAAGTTTATGGAAATTATAAAACAAAGAACAAACGGCAAAGTTAAACCCTCTAGTTTTTATGAATAAAAAGAAACAGAAATTAAGTGGAAATATAAATGATTATAAACTGGTTATCGTCAAGTGGTCGGACACGTTGGCTGATAATTCATGGATGAGTATTGATAAAGCAGCTAAACTAGAACCCGCTACAGCAATTTCTATTGGTTATAAAATAATACAAACAAAATCTAAAATTACAATTTTTACAGATTATATCGTTGAAGATGATGGATCTATAACAGTTGGCAACATTAATACTATTCCCGCTGCCTGGGTACAAGATGTAACGGAGATAACTTTTAAATGACAGATCAAAAGCATACAGTTAATTATTTAAAAGATGAGCCAGAAGATATAACTTATGAAAATGAAGTAAGAACTAAAAATTATTCAAGAAATAATAAAAAAGTTAATGATAAAATTTATACTTTAAAAGCAGACATAGATCGTCTTCAGGAAGAATACGATAATTTTAAGATCATTAGTGCTGGACA